GGGTCTACAGCCCACCTCACGGGAGGATCAACTTCTCTCTCACGAGAGAAGTACTCCACCAGGAACTTGTCCACAAGATCCTTAGGAAAGCCTCCCGGGTTACAACCCGGGTAGGTCTTTCCTGGGATCAGTGCGACAATATCCCTGAGTGGGGTTCTCCGCCAGGCCCGAAGGGCTCTCGGACCTATCAGGTCCAGAAGGGATCGCAGTGCAAGCAAGTCCCCTCTCAACGCTAGGAGGGGAGCCTTAAACTTGACTGCGACTCCCTCGGCGGAGATGATCCTCCCTACGAACTCGCCAAGAGCCCCAGCCAGCGACTTGGGCTCCGAGATTTCTGCCCCAAGAAGGGCCATGAAATCTCGGTAGGCCGCCGCTAGGTCTGGGTCCGCTATGACCACGTCGTCCCCGACCACTACGTAAGGAGCGGTCCGGGGAGGGTGGCCCAACCTTTTCCACAACGCCCTTATTAGGGCGTGGTGGCTCAGGGCGAATGCCGCAAAAGACGGCATCGTCCCGAGAGGTTGGCCCCTCCGCCACACGACCACCTTACTCTTGGTCGGGTAGGCGGGCTGAGCGGGGACGCGGGCAAGCCAGCAGAAGAGGTCGACCCAGTCCAAGAGGACCTTGTTGAGAGATAGGTCCTCAAGGACCGCACGGGTGAAGGCCAGAGGGAAGCGGTCCGTGGCTGAGGAAAGGTCGAAGGACCATACGGTCCGACCTTCCTGCAGCCACCTCTGCACTTGCAGAGCTCCCTCCTCCTGCCGGTGGGTGTAGTCCTGCGGAATCCTCTTGAGCGCGTCATATAACAGACGTGCCCAAGGTTCCAGCAGGAACTGTACCCACTTGGGCGGAGCGAGGAAGAACCGCGCCTTCCCATCTGGCTGGACCGTGCAGAACACCTTCCCGAGCGTCAGGCTGTCCTTCTCCCAGCCTGGGATGACTGGGAGGAAAGGCAACAGTCTGGGACGCGTCGGGCCACTTGCCTCTCCGAGGAAGTGAACTACCCAGGCATCCCTGAGTAGTTCCTTCCCGACCTTTGTGGGTCGCCCCTTCTTGTCGAAGAGGCGGAGAGAAAGTGGGTTCCGGTGTTCCGGGACGGCCTCCAAGATGGCTTCAGGGAGGACTGACTTCACCCCGAACCCAAAGTATTCCCGAAACGGGAATTTCGCCCTTGGGTCGGTTGTGGAGATCAGAACCTCCCCGCCCGGCGTTGGGACAACCAGAGGAGGCGAGCTCTGG